GGTAAGCATCTAAGCTGCTAACTACCCATTTGTAAGTTGTTGCCATTTTTATTTTATTTTAAGGTGTTGATGAATATAAATTAATATAATAAACTGTTCCGTCTACGTTTACAGGTAAGTAACCACCTGAACTAAAAGCCTGTCCTGATTGTCTTGCTCCTATCTTGATTGCTGCTCTACCATATCCCGTGTCAGGCTCACCTGTTAATAAAGCACCTGTTAATTCAGTATTCCCATTTATAGCAAGCCTTAATCTTTCTATGCCATTATTTCCTAGTATTACAGGTATGTTAACAGATGGCATAATTTTGGCAAACTTAGTTCCTGCCCCTATTTGACTAATTGTGAAAGCTAAATCGGCATCAGAACCATTACTCAAATTAAGTACATTACCACTTGTAGGTTGTTGTACACTTAATGCTGCACCATAATCAGAAGTATGTCCAATATAAACTCTCCCCCCACTTGTTATTCTTACCTTCTCACTACTACCTGCATTAAATCTTATTATGCCCGGTGTTTGAATTAAAGCACCACTCACGTTATCTTCAGGTGTCATAATTCTTGAAGCATCTCCTGACCAAACTAAACCGCTACCAGCAGGAATTAAAATATTTCCACCCGTTGTTACACTACTTGAGAATGTAGCTGCTCCTGAGTCATTAAGTGTCATTAATGTTGTTCCACCACCTGTTTTAATAGCAAAAGAACCAACTGTATTTGTAGATTGTTTACCTAAAACAAAATCAGTTCCAGGAGATGAACCTAAAAATAAACCTGCAAAAGTTGTATTGCTACCCGTTGCTGCTGCATCTCTTAAATATAAAATTGAACCTGCCGTATATGTAGAAGCTAATATTCTTGAAGCACCTGTTACATCAAGTTTATAAGTATCATTAGTGTTTCCTATTGATAAATTTCCTGAAGCGTTTAACGTCATAGCTTCACTATGTCCACCAAAATCATAATTCATTCTACCAAACGCAATTCTTCCATTTATGTCTTGTATATATGAACCATATTGAGCATAGTTACTATTTACAAAACTTAATGTAGGTCTTGCAGATGCAGTAGAAGTAGTTATACTTAAACCTCTATAAGTAGATGCATTACTAATTACCATATTGGCAGTAGACTCAACATAACTTCCTTGGTCAATTAATAAGCTATTACCTATTGTACTTGCACCTGTAAACTTAGGTAGGTAGTTTGTAGTACCTGTACCCGTTACAGGATTGGTTAAAGCGTTTTGCTTGTTATTAAACGTAGTCCAATCGGTGCTACTAAGTAAACCTTGACCCGAACCACTTGCCGTTGAAATATCAATAGTAATAGTTCCGCTTGTTGTAATAGGAGTAGAAAAAATACTTATTCCACTTGTTGCAGAAGATAAGCCTACACTTGTTACATAAGTTCCCGCAGGTTGACCACCGATGTCGCTTAATAACTCCGCACCCGTTCTATATTTAATAACACCGCTATCGCTTACTAAAAACTTATCCGTGTCAGTAGTAGCATTTGGTATATTGTTAATCTGCACCTTACCATCTCCCCACACATAAAAGTAAACACTTGTAGAACTTGCATTTTGAATACGCAAAGCAATATCACTTGCATTAGTACCTGCGTTAATTAAAGCGCCGTAAGATTGACCTGTTGTTGTATCTCCGTTAAACTGCCAAGCAAATTGCCCTGCATTTGTAACTGTATTATATATACTACCGCCAATGTCTACTAAGCTACTATTAATTAATTCTCCGCTTGTAGCACTCCATTTTGTTATATAGTTTGTAGTACCTGAACCATAAACAGGAGCACCACCTAAGATTGTCGATAAACTTTTATTTTTCCAAAGGCTTGTAGATGCTTCCCAAAACAACCCGTCATTGTTTGTAGGTGTTTGAGCAGCTACATTATGAAGTTCGTCTAACTCATATCCGTTTTGTATTTTAACTTCTACAACCCCTTGTGTCGGGTGCGCCCTTACTACAATACCAACATAAACTAAGTGATTAGGTGCGTAAGGTTTTGTACTTGTAAAAGTACCTGCCGTTGTAGGACTTAAATAAAGTTGAGTACCTTCTGTATATGCTTGAGTGTCTAAATCGCTTATGCGACCTGCAACCACTACATAGCCGTTGTTATTATTTGTAATATCGTTTCGTACTATGCCATAAGTTTGTGCGCTTGTACTATCGCCCGTTGCTAAAGCCTTAGTAACGCTCGGTAAGTTACCTTGACCGCCATTGATATAAACAACAGTTCCCTTTGTTAAAGTCGCACCTGTTTTATTGTAAACCTCAGTAATTAAGTTTTGTGCTTCATTAATTACTCCAGGAAACGTAACTAAGTTACCTGCTCCGTTTATGTACTGAGTGCTATTACCTGCAAAAGCAAAAGCTAAAGTTCCCGATGTTGTTACAGGACTTCCACTAATCGTAACACTATCGCCCGTAATAGATGCAGCTACCGAGGTTACAGTACCTACTGCACCGCTTGAACGCTGCCAAATAGTTCCGCTATAAATCACATAATCTCCTACTGCAAAACTAATCGCACCTGCTCCGAAGTTCACGCTACCTGCTGCATTACAAATATAAACATCTCCCGTGTCGCCCGTTCCGTTTGCAAGTGTAGGGGTGTTAGTCGCTGCACTCCAAGTTCCTTTGTATTCCATAATAGAACTCGGTAATTGACTTACAGGTACTTTTCCTGAACTATCAAGTGAAGCATAACCATTAGCGTTGCCCTTCTCACTTCTTAGTTGATAAGTATCTAATAAACCTTGTGAAGGGAACACTTCTACATAAGCAGAACCACTCCATAAATAAAGCTTTTGTGTATCTTTAGCACAAAATATAACATCAGTAGTTCCAGTTGCAGGGAACGAAGCATAGTTTGTATAGAAGCTAACTGCACCGCTAAAAATAGCACCTAATTGCGCAAGTGTAATCTTCTTACTTACACCCGTTGTTGGATTGCCTATAATAGTTAAATCGGTACTCGCAGGTGCTAACTCGGTAGCTAATTGGTTAATCTTTTTTCCTATCATTTTAGTATGTATAAATTGACGGAACGGCACATCTGTCGTTCAAGTAAGGTAATTGCATTGTAATATCTATCTTAACTCCTGCAAGATAGTCAGGGTCGCTTTCGGTAAAAAACGTAATAGCTGCATTGTCGCCAATATCCCAAATTGCTTTAGGGTAACGTAACTGCGCTACTATGTCTTGACCTACTAAAGTCATATCGGATAAAACCTCGGTTTCGTTGGTCTCTTCCATAAGCATTCTGTCCATAAAGTACAAACTAAATTGGTACTCTATTTGCTTTGCTTGAATGTTAGCACCCGTTAAAGTGTAGAACATAGCAGGGTAAGTAACCTCGCCATTGCTTAAACGCTCCCACACATCTCCGAAGTAAACAAAGTTAATTTGTTCGTGGTCGTTTCCGAGTGTCGTTATTTGCTTTACTATTTGATTGAGTGTTAGGCTCATTCTTAATTTTTTCTAAATAAACACGAAGCTTATTTTGGTTTTTAATTGTTGTTACTTTACTCATATTTAGCAGCCACTACAACCTTTGTCTCCTTGATATAGTTCCTCAAAGCTTTTACCTGCGCAGCAATCGTAATCTCCAAGCCAGATGCTTGTTGTGTAAGCATCATTGTCAGGGTGTATTGCATCGATGCCACTTCCAGGGTTGAGATACTCAGGATAGGTCGTAGAATATTCTTTTAAGTATTTAATCATTCTTTGCTTGTAGAACTCCGCACGAGCCTTATATCTATTCGCCACGTCAATCATATCCTGCATAGAAGGGTTCTCGGTATTCTCGCCACTCTTTCTTAACAAGCCTTTATTGTAGAACTGATAAGACAAACCCATTGGCAACTCGCTAAGTACATAGTGAACCAAAGTATCTGCAATGTAGTTATCTAATAAAGTTACTTCAGGAACAGTCAAGTTATTAGCCGTAATACCTGCTTGTAAGCGGTTGTATAAAGCACTACCAAGTGCAGGTAAGATATACATATCCTGTGCGGTCTTAATCTCAGGCAATACAAGTTTCTCGTCTACGTTAGCGTGTAAGCCAGAGCGGTCTTTAATATTCTGTACGCTTATAAATAATGTGTTTAAGCTCATTTGTTATTTTTTTCTCGTTACTATCATTGACTTCCACTCGTGTCTACAACTTGGTGAGTGCGTATTAGTTCCTGGTAATGTATACCAACCGCCACCACGTTCAAAAACATCGTATCCAAGTCGTGCGCTCATTTGTTGAATTTCAGACATACTATAAACTTTCTTTGCACCTACTAAGTATTTGCAGAAAGGTCTACTTGTTCTTATGTCAGCATTACTAAAACCTGCTTTCCATTTATACGCATAACGTATTAAAATCTCAGTTGTTTGAGGCTTCATAGCTTCTACAATCTCGTTCAATGGTCTTGTTAATGTTCTTTCAATTTGAATGTTACTATCAATTCCTTTGCCTATCTTAACTTCAGTAGCTTTAATAAAACCTTTTTCAATTAAAGTATTAATAACACGCTTTACTGCACCTATGTCTTCTTTAAGTGTATCTGCAATAACTTCAGGAGTTATGTATTTTTGCTTACTAATTAAATCTAAAATATTACTTTGCAATTGTGTTACATCTGCAAACGCTTGAAACTGGTTATCTTCAAACTTTCTACGCTCACTCCATACGTTGTAGTTATCTTCGTCATCGCCAAACTCATAGAAAATTTTAAAATCTTCTTCGCTAAATTCAAGTTCTTCAGTTCCTAACCAAGTTGCTACTTCTTCATCGCTTAAAGCATAACCGCCTTTTAACATAGAACTCGCTTGTTCTCTTGTTATCTTGCCCTTATTAAAATCACGAATGATACGCTGCATATTTTGCCACTCACGACCTTTCAAGCCTTTGATATGTTCATTAACACTTAAAGGACTTGCTGCCATTGGTTGCTCACTTTCAATAGGCAATCCGTATTTAGTAGGGTCAATACCAAGCTTCTCTAATATCCATTCTTTAGGTGCTACTTCTTTAATTACGCTTTCGCTAAAGTCAATACCGATTGGGTCTACAGGCTGAAGCTTTAATTCTTCTGTAACTCCTGCATATTGTCCAAGCATATTAAACACGCCTTCAATCTGCATTTGTTTGTAGTGAACGTAAGTATTACGGAATATCTCGTAGCTATCACGCATCTGTTGTCTGCTACCTAATTGACCTGGAGTTGCAATGCCAAACAAGTCAGGACTTGTAATTTGGTGTCCACTAAAAATGTTAGTTTGTATAAGTTCGTCTACTCTACCAAAGTCCTCTTTAGTTAAATCACTCGCACCTAAATCGTCTACAATAGGCTTACGAGCTGCATCATTTACAAAAGCAAGTAAATACTTCTTGCCGTCTGCACCTGTGTACATATTGTCGAACTGTCTGCTTACTGCACGTTTTTCGTCAGGACTTGGCTCTCCGTTTGGTAAAGTAATAAGTTTACTTGCAGAAAACCCTGTTTGAGCATTACCCAAAACGTGCTTACTTACTTCTACATCACTCTCAATGTAGTTAAGCGCACCAAAATAACCAGGTAGGCTATAAACGTTCATTCCTGGGCGATACTCTTTTACATAAAGTATCTGCACACCTTGTGGGTTAGCAGGGTTAAACGCATTATATATCTCAGCTTTTTCTTGGTTGCGTGTAGCTTTCCAATCTTCTTTGTACCAAAATTGTGTGTTGTCTTTGTTAGTTCTAATCTTTGTATAATCACAATGCCATAACTCAGCAATTTGACCACCCATTACGCTCCAAATAACTTGGATATAAGCACCGCCAAATAGTTCTAAATCTAAAGCAACCTTCTTAGTTAAATCGTTAAGAGTTTCTTCTCTATTAACTTTCTTAACTATATCTTGTTCTCCTGCCCAACCATTACCGACAATGTAGTTTACCTTACCACGAATGATAGCGTTATGCTTTGCAGATTTGTTAAATAGGTCTAATAAGTATTGCGGATAGTCATTGTTTTGACCATACTGCATATACCCTTCGCCTTTTTTCTCTTTATATTCCGGTTGCTTTGCTTCCGCAAATGTCAATACTTGTATTTCCATTATTGTCTAATTGTGAATGTGCTTGTTGTTTCGTATTCTGTGAATGATATAGTTGTTCCTGAAAGCTCCATAATGCCTGTTTCAAGCAAGTTTAAGCCCGTCGGGTCTGTGTTTGTAGTACTTGTTTGCTCGTAGATTGTGTAGGTATATTGCCCGTTTAAAGACGTATTAAAGTAGCTATTTACTACAATGCTAAACTCGTTATACCTATCCTTGTAAGCACTTATGTCGCTATTGTTTAACTTAACAAATTTGATGTCCGTATTTGTGCTTCTATTCTCGAAAATAAATAGATAGTTAGGACTTGTTAAAAGCTGCTTCTCAGTCAATGTAAGTATTATATTTTGGGTTTGACCCTTAGTAAGTCTTATCACAACTATAAATATAAACTATGAAGAATGTTTGCAAAATAAAAAACCCCCGCCTAATTAAAGACGAGGGCATCTATATACAAAACCAAAACAACCTAAGAACCTGCGGTAGTTAATTGACCTGCAA